GCAGCACGGATTTGGTCACGCCTACTCATGCTTTTTCTTCAATGTATTTGGCGTAAGCATCTTCAAGTTTAGCTTTGCGGTTGCCTTTGGCGGCTTGGCGTTGGACTGACAAAGCAATGGCTAAACTTTGCTTTTTTGACTTGCCTGATTCCCGTTCTTTCTTATAATTCTTTCCAACAGCTTCCGAACTGCTTGATTTTACTAGGGGCATAGCAATCTCCTTAACAATGTCTTGCAAAATCGCCTTGATTTTCTTCTCTAAATTTTCTCACAATTTCAATGGCTTGGGTAATGTTTTCGTATTGGCCTAAAAATTTGCTTTTACCGTTAATCATGCATCTTGCAGTCCATTTTTGAGCATTTTTGCTCCAACAAATTCCCTTATGACCGCTTGTATTGGTTTTGCGAGTTTTCTGATTCCATGAATTTTGCATTGAACTTGTTGGTCTTAAATTTTCAATGCGGTTATTTGATGGATTGTTATCAATGTGGTCAATGTACTTTGGCATATAACCATAATGCATTAAATATATAAGTCTATGAATTTTATAGGTTTTTCTGTTTAAACCTAAATTCCAATAACCTAATTTATCTTGCCAACCAGCTTGGTGTTTAAGTATTCCTGTGCCTGTTTTTTTCCAAAACAAGTATCCGTCTGTATATGTAAAAACAGTATGTAAATATTCTTGCGTTAAAATTTGGTCAGCCATAGCAATACCTCTTATATTGTGGTGGTTAGAAGCCCCATTGGTTTGTCAGAACCTTTGGGGTTTTGTTTTACTTCAAAAACTTTAACTTATACGCAGTAGTGTTAATTAAATCAGCAATAGAATCAATTAAATTTTGGATTTCAGAATCTTGGGGCAAATCTTGACGGGCATCAGCCACAAAGTTTTGTAGTGATTCCATGTATTTAATTGGGTCTTTTGGCTGGTGGTAAACGCTTGGAAAAGTCGTTAGCTTTCCGTATTTACCCATGTATGATTCCGCTAAAGTATCGACCAACTCTACGATTTCATCGTAATAATTGCCAAGAGCCTTGTGTTGAGCGTATGAGCCTGTACTCCAATGGAAAAAGTGCGTGTTAGTCGCAGAATGTAGCAATGTAGCTAGGAATAAAGCACAGTTTTCCATAAAAACTCCTTGTTTTTATTGATTATATTCCTGTTTTGCAATTAAACCAATGACCCTTAACGCTGCTTCAGGTGAATCTACACGACTAAGTGGGCCACCTTTCCAGTTCGCAATAAACTTTAATTGGTCTTTAGTGTATTTGGCTTTTGCGTCACGCTTGACTTCCATCAAGATAGTTTCACCGTTGTAGCACACCATTAAATCAGGGATTCCCCTACCTACCATTGACAAAATATATACATCAGCCCCTGCTTTTCTAAGGGTTTCTACTATTTCTGTTTGGTTTACATCAACCTTACGGGCGTATGGCATTGATTATTAACAATTTTCGGTTAAGATAAGCTAACTTTATCATAGTCAAGGCTATATATGGGTCAAAATCAATACGGATATTTTCTTAGCGATGAAGAATTTATAGCAAAGTGGCATGAATACCCAAGCCCTGCCGCTTTTTCAAAAGTAACAGGGGTCAATGTACGCAATATTATGGCCCGTAGGCGGTCGATTGAAGTAAGACACAAGATTAAATTAGATACCGACCCCGTTTACAAACAAAACAGAATTAAAGAATTAGCGGAAGTCGCAAAAATTGAGCGAGAAAAACGAGAAGAAAAACTAAAAGAGCGTTTAGAAGCAACGCAACATAGTGTTAGGCGTGGCATGGAAATGGAAGAAGGGCGTGTCATTATCTTTTCCGATGCCCACTTTACCGAAAGCACAACAACTTCATTTAAAGCCTTAATTAAATTTATTGAGTATTTCAAGCCAAAAGCCATTATCTGTAACGGTGATGCGTTTGACGGGGCTGTATTAAGCCGTTTTCCAAAGATTAACTATGACCGCCAACCCAGCGTATTAGACGAACTAAACTACTGTAAAACCCATTTAGAAGCCATTGAAAAGGTGCGCCCAGCAGGGGCTAAACTAATTTGGACTTTAGGTAACCACGATATGCGGTATGAAGCTGCATTAGTAGCCCGTGCGCCTGAGTTTTCAGGGGTTGATGGGTTTAACCTTAAATACCATTTCCCCAACTGGGAAACTTGTTGGTCGTTTTGGGTCAATGACGATACTGTAATTAAACACAGGCATAAAGGGGGTCGGTACGCTGGCTATCAAAATGTACAGGCAAGTTTCTGTAATATCTTTACGGGTCACACCCATGTGCTAACTTGTAGCCCAATATCGACTTTTGACCAAAAGACTTATTGGGGTGTGCAAACTGGCACATTAGCCGACCCTAACGATGAAGCCTTTTCGTACTGTGAAGACTCAGCCCGTGACTGGCGTCAGGGTTTTATTATGGCTTCTTGGGAGCGTGGTAGGCTATTAATGCCTGAGATGATTATGGCCTGTGGTGAGGATGAGGTCGAATTTCGTGGGGAAATATTGCAAGTATGAAGCTAACGCCAGCTATATTGAAAAACTTATACAGTACGATATATTGCTGCCACCCATTTAGTCGGTGGAAAATGCCTTTGCCTGACGAAATTAAATTTGAAGTTGTACACGATACAACAGCATATGGTTACTATTTATACGATGAAGGCGGTAAATATGCACATACCATTCAAATTAGTAATGCCATGTGCGGACACTTCTCAACACTTCTTAGAACCATGTGTCATGAAGCTATCCACATGAGCCGATGGGCGCATAGCCGTGAACGCTGGAATCACCATGATAAGGAGTTTCGCAGGCGGTGTAAACTTGTGGGGGATGAATTTGGCCTAGACAGCCTCGAGCTTTAAGCAAATCCAAACCGCTATTAAAGGCAGCGTTAATATGACAATTCCAAAATAAAGTGCTAAATCATTCATTTATAGCGAGCAACCTCTCCGTGAAGGTAAGCAAATCTTCTTGAGTAAGATTGTATCTACGCTCAAATCCTTTAGCCCCAAGTCCGTGAACACCTGTATTCCCTCGATGATGTTCGGGGCATAACGGTATGACCTCTGCGTTTTCTCGCAGCCCACCAAATCTTCTAATGTGGTGGATTTCTGCGGGGGTGTCTTTAAATCCAAATTGTCGGCATAAAATACAGCCAAGTCGGGCAACTTTGTCATAGTGTTTTTTGGTTTGCGTATTCATACCACATTACATAAAAGGCTTTAAATTCCTCTACTCCTTGGCCCAATTTTACACATGAGCCATAGGGTTGCACTTGCCAAAAGTCTTGTATAACCAGTTCATCATCCGTATTGCCTTGCACAATAACCACCGTAAAGTTATGCGTTTTGGCAAAAGCTTGCAGTAATCTGCGCTGACCTTCGCTAACTTTTTCGTTTGGGCGTTTCCATTCCATCACCAAAAACTTGCCGTTGCGCTCGGCTATGCCGTCAATATTGCTAGGGCAAAAGGCGGGGTTACTAGGAATTAAGCCTTTAAACGCACCGTAATCAATGTGCGTGGCAAAGGCGTTCCGCATTATCTTATTGAATGTTTGCATCGTTTTGCAGAACATCCTCAAGTTCTTGGGCTAAGTCGGTCACATCACAGCTAATTAAATAAGCCTGTGTATGGTCTTGTTTTAGCTTGGCGTTGTGTAGCTTTTTAATTGCACGGTTTAGGTCTAAAAATACTTCGGCAAATTCTCTCATTTGGTTAGTCTTTCTATTTGTCTGTCGTTAGCTTGTTGGGTGCGCCATGCTTCAAACCGCATCTTGGCAGCTTCTAATTGCCACCGTAAGGCTTCTTTTTGTTCTACCGCTACGCCTATGGCTTTGCAAAGGTCTTGGTAGTCTTGGCTACGGTAGGCTTCCCGTTCTTGCGCTGTAACAGAAGATTCATCAGTTTGTGCCATTTTTATAGCTTTTAAACTTTGTCGAAAGTTCTCAAGTTGGGCCAGTTCACCTGACGCTTTAGCGTATTGCGGTGCGGTTTTAAATATAAAGTCGATTGCTTCGTGTGGGTCATATTCTTTCATAACCATTCCCCCTTATTACCTTTATTACCTTTTTTCCATTGGTCAGCAAAATCTGTTAGTAATTGACTATCAAGTTTGTAGTTTGATAGATATTCCCTAAACTTTGCTAACCCCCATTCGTGCCGCCATTGACACAACTGTCGAACCCCACATTGATATTTGTAATTTTGGTCATAATAATTCAAGTCCTTGCTGAACAAGTCGCTCATTTTGTAACTTTTCGTAATCTTTGTTTAATTCACAACCAATCCATTTACGGCCCAAATTTTGGCAAACTTGACCAGTAGTGCCGCTACCAAAAAATGGGTCTAAAACTATATCACCAACCTTACTTCCAGCCAATATACAAGGTTCTATAAGTTCTTCAGGATACACCGCAAAATGAGCTCCTGAATATGGTTTTACAGGCACAGACCAAACATCACGCTTGTTGCGGTTTTCATATTCTTTGGCATCACTACCAATTCCGCCACTTTGTGCGTGGTATTCCGCACCGCCTTGTCTTCCTTTAAATGAACCACTAACTTTACCTGCATTTTCGGCAGGCTCTTGTATTGCCTTGCTATCAAAATAGTACTTTTGATTTTTGCTTAACAAAAATATATATTCATGGGCTTTTGTGCATCGGTCTGTAACAGATTCGGGCATTGGGTTTGGTTTATGCCAAATAATGTCTTGCCTTAAATACCATCCAAATTCTTGCAAAGCAAAGGCTAATCTCCACGGCATACCTAATAAATTTTTTTCTTTTACTCCCATGTCTTTTGCGTAACGATTGTGTCCAGTAGTTGGGTTATTTTTTCTGTTGTCCCAATGCCGACCTTTTTGAGAACTATCGCCACCAACTCTTGCATAACTATCACCAAGATTTACCCAAAGCGTACCATCGTCAGCAAGAATATCCCATACACAAGCAAATACTTCTACAAGATTGTCAATAAATTGCTGCGGTGTTTGTTCTAATCCAATTTGACCGTCTGCGCCATAATCTCTAAGCCCATAATACGGTGGGCTAGTAACGCACATTTGCACCTTTACACTTTCTTTAGCCATTTGTCGCATTGAATCACGACAATCCCCCCAATAGACTTTATTCAATTTCCATCCCCAATTTAATCATACACTTGCGTTTCAAAGTTTCGTAAGTATCGTAGCCATTACCTAAAATACCAAGTTCTTTTGCTTTGGCTTCAATGCCTTGTTGACTAAACATCCATGACCTATCCACTTTTTCTTTGGCGGGTGTCATATCAAGGGTGTCAGCCCAACGCTCACCGTTAATCCAAGAAGCTGGGTATGGCACAAAATCTATGTGGGTTCGTTTAAGTTCCCAGTATTTGATGTGGTTTGGCAAGGCTTCCAAAGCTTCTCGCTTTTCAAGCTGGGATAACTTCCCCCAAGCAGATTCAGCCTTTTTCTTAGCCACTTTTTTAGGCCACACTTCCCAAAATTTCTCAAATTCCACACTAAATCCCCCATTTAGATAGATTGTTAAAAATATACAAATACAAACCAAAAAAGTACATCAATACCGCAGCAAATTCTACTAAAAACAACGCCCAATCGTCTTGTTTCCAACCCGCTATGGCCCACATGACACTACCTACAAAGCCAAAAATAATATTGGCGGGGTATTCGTTAATACTGGTTAACCCAATACCAATCAAACACAAAAATGTACCAGTCCATTTAAAAAGGCGCATTGGGCAAATCCAATTTAAGTTTGTCGGCTTTTACAAACTGGTAAGTCCAGTCTGTGTAGGTCTGTATTAAATGCTCGGCTTCGTGTTTAGTCTTAACAGTCCGCATCAACTCACCATGCTCGTCAAAGATTTTGTAATGGCTATAAGCGTTTATACGGTCATCGGTAGTAAATGTAGTCATTTTTCACTCTATTTCTTTAATTTTTTTAATAATTGAGCTAAATCCTTCATGAGTTTTGCCATAATTTAACTCCGATACGCTATTCACACCAGCGTCATAACCATATTTCCAACCCATTTCAACAAGCAATAATTCATCTTTTGTGTAGGCTTCTTTTCGTGGTTCGCCATCCTCAAGCCACTTACCATCTTTCCATTGTTTAAATGTTTTGTATATCATTTCTCACTCGCTTTCTTTAGTATTGCTCTAGCAAAATTGATGTTGTATGTTTCATTTGACTCTTTTAAATTATTGGCAACATTCAATATTTCCTCATCACTTAACTCTTTTATTTGTGGTGTAATGTAGAGTGGAATAGTGTTGTGTTCTGTTTGTTTTCCATGCACAAATAAAGGCTGAAATAATTGCGGCTCTCTAGCAATTCCATCTAGCCATTTTTGATTAGTCCACGCTACTGGTTCAGCACTTTTATCCAACTCCGCTATGCGGTCTGCTTGTTGGCGAAGCATTTTTATTCCTAAATGAATTGAACCGACTATCGTTGCTTCATCCCAAACATCGACTGATAATTTATCTGCTAATTCGTATGCGTTCATTGATATTCCCCCACTCTTGTTGTTAACCCATCTAATCGCATTTGCAGTTCACGGTTTTTAAGGTGTAATTCACGAATCATATCCGCAGCTTCTTGCACGGTGTAATCGACTTTAGTTGTTTTCATCAACTGTTCTAATTTGTCGGCTAGTTCTAACGGTGTCATTGCAATACTCGTGGTAATGGTGGGCTTGGCGGTGACATAGGCACGGTATAAGACGGTGTGCCAACTGCCCATCCTTGCGGTGTAACAACTTGATTAGGGTAGATTGTGGCGTTTTGCACTACTTGGCCCTGATTGTTTACTATTTGAGCCTGATTACCCTGTTTTTGTACATAATAAGAAACATTACCTTGTGGGTCGGTCACCACATAAGTTTGGGCAAAAGTTAGTTGCGAAAAAGCAACAACAATTAAAGAAATAATTAATTTCATATATTTTTTCCCCGATTGACCAAAGTAAAGCCACTTGCAGAATAGCGTCTTTTATTGCCTGATTCCCAAACTACGACCACGGTGTCATCCTCAAGCATGAAACAGCCCTCTTGCGTAAGACCGCTTTGGGTATAGCTATACACCCTACGGAGTTCAGAAAAGGTCTTTTTATTGACTACGCATACTTCGTTTGTTAATACAATAAAGCCACCGCCTTCGTTTTGTGATTGAGCAATAGCTTCAGCTTGGGCGGTATTGATGCCAAGCGTTAATAGTAATGCGATGATGTATTTCATATTTCCCCCTTTTAAGTTGGTAATGTAATCGTAAGGCATTATCAACTTTTGTTTATTAGGACTTACCCTAATATGGGGCAATTTTATTTAATGGCTTATAAATGTGGCATTAAATGGGTTAATGACCTATTTATGTTACTTTTAGGTTTATTTATTATATTTATATATAACTTATAGGTTACTGCTCTTTCGGTGAACGAACCTAGCCTACCTAGATTCGCCTTCATCTGCTCCATCGGAGTTACAGAACCCGCCAGTCTTGCGTGGTATAGGCACTAGCTTCGCCACCTATTTTGCGCTATTTCAACCACTTACCCTTCTAGTAACGCTTGTATCTAAACCGCTACGATGTCGTTAGAGCCGCCAGTTTAGACCGCAGAAATAGAAAAACCCTTTGGGGTTGCTCTAAGGTGATGTTGCTTAATAAATGGCTCTATAAACATTTACTAAACACTCAGGGCAACCCAAAAGGGTCTTGTGTATAGAGCCACCTACTAAGCAGTCATCACTCTGCCCAATCAGTATAACTTAATTTGCTCTTTTGTAAATAGAAATGCTTCGGTCTTTGTGGCCCGTACTACCTCGATACAAAATTGCCCCAACTTCTTTCCATTCAATATTTCTGTAAAACGGTCTTTGCCAATCAAGCCAAACCACATAAGCATTAGGCTCTGTAACTTGATACATTTCTCTAAATACTTGTTTTATATTAAGATTTTCAGCCTTACAGCCATATCGTTGCTGGTATTCTTTAAGCCGTTCTTCCCCGTAAGGTGGGTCAGCGACAATTAAATCGTATTTTTTGGTCAAATATTTAGACAATTCCCTAGCATCTGCATAGATTGTGTCAGGGTTTTGTGGGTTTATATCAACCTTATCGCCCTTTAAATCTTGGTCGTTTATTAAACCAGCATAAAGGTGTAAAACGCTTTTAGCGGTTGGAAAAAGTGCCGCTATGCGTTTTAAGTAATTACCCTGATACCCACCGTAGTAATCGTTAGATTTGGCGTAATTGTTGCCTAAATAAATAGCCCCAGTTACAAGGCTTGATTGGTCAATTTGTAAATATTTGCCAAAAACCTTGTTGTAATTGTCAACATCAATCATTGCAACTCAGGCCAAATTAAATGCCAAGACTGGGGAAACATATCCTTGCGGGTTACTAACCCGTGGCTTTCCCGTTCTATCTGCGCTGCCAGTTCTAAAAGCTTACTGTGGGGCAAACCTTCATGTTGCCAACGATGCACAGCTTGGGTGGTTACCTTGAATCTGCGGGCAATTTTGGCAGGGCCACCGCATAAATGAATCATTTGTTTGGGTGTAAGTTTGAAGTCCATAAAAGTAATTTTATTGGTTAAGTAGATATTTTAACAACAAATCTTGCACATGGGTAAAAAAAGGTTTATAGTAAAGTTACCTGACTACTCAGGCTAACTTATGGAGAAACTTATGGATGACTTACAGGAATTACACAACGATATGATGGCTGAACAAGAGAAACTTTGTATAGCTTTGGATAAAGCAGAAGATGGCGATATGCTGACATTGGAAGAAATTGACCTAATCAGGTTTCATTGCGGCCTACCCAAAAAGGGTAGGATTAACCCCATTTTGTCTGCTATTGCCGATGATTTTTCTAATATTTTTGGGGGAAAACAATGATAGTTACAGGAAGCGCACCCGTGAAAGAATTTAAGATTGCACCAACTGGGTCACATTTGGCCCGTCTATACCGCATTATTGACCTTGGTACGCAGAAGTCTGAATACATGGGCAAAGTCAATATGTTGCGTAAGGTCAAGTTTTTTTGGGAATTGCACGGTGATGACCTAAAGACCGATGAAGGCAAACCCTTAATCCAAACCCGCAATTACACGCTGTCGCTAGGCGAAAAGGCTTCGTTACGGAAGGACTTGGAATCTTGGCGTGGCAAATCATTTACCGATGATGAATTGCGGGGCTTTGACCTAACAAATTTGTTAGACAAATGGTGCATGATTACCGTTCAGCATAGAGAATCTAACGGAAAGACCTATGCCGATGCGGTAGCTGTAACGCCAGTACCAGCCGTAGTTGCTAAAGCTGGATTACCTAGTGGCGTAAACCCAACACTTCTGTTTGATATGCAGAAGTTTGACCAAGCTGTATTTGATAGCCTGTCCGATGGTCTGAAGAACCAAATTCAACAATCGGCAGAATTTCAAAACAAGAACCGCAAAGTCCTTAATGCTATTGAGGATGATGAGGATTTATCAGTCCCCTTTTGATATGAAAACTTGTTTTAAATGCCATCAACAAAAGCCGCTTGAAGAGTTTTATAAACATCCTCAAATGGCTGATGGTTATTTAAATAATTGCAAGGTTTGTAAAAAAAGGGAATCCATTGAACGCAGATTTGGTGATAGGCGTGAATATGTTTTGGAATATGACAGACAAAGAGCCAAAGCACCACATCGCAAAGAACAAAAAAAGAGAATTAATCTTGAATATTACAAAAATTTTAAAGATAGAAAAAAAGCAGGAACAAAACTTAGGTATGCTGTAGCCAAGGGCTTGATACAGCCTATGCCTTGTTTGTGTTGTGGGGAAAAAGCAGAAGCACATCATCCTGATTACTCAAGACCTCTTGATGTAGTTTGGTTGTGTCCTTCGCACCATAAACAGGCCCATGCTGTTTCTAGACCATAGGAGAAAGCCATGAACCATGCGATTAAAGATGTGATTGAATCCAAATACACCGTCAAGACTTTTCAAGAACGGGGCTACGATGAAGAAGTGCCTATCATCGGATTTGCTGTTGAGGACTTAGAAACCGTCATTAAAAGCGTGGTCTTGGCTTGTGCCGAGCGTGTCACGGATGACCGAGAGCGCAGAGATATATTATCGTTAGCAAGTTAAGGGGGATTTATGTTAGTGAAGGAAGATTATGCTAGTCAAGCAGGGCATTGGTATTTACCCAATGGCGATACAGCCTATCGCATCGTTGGCAAGAATGGCAAAGAAAGAAACACAACTGTCAAAGACGCAAGAGAACGGGGCTTATTGCCCTCAGTTACCACCATTATTGGATGTGCCGCCAAGCCAGCCCTTGATGTATGGAAACAACAACAAGCCATATTCGCTGCACTTACATTACCTCGCCTAGATGGAGAATCAGAAGAAGATTGGCTAAGTCGGGTTGTATCCGATAGCAAAGAAACCGCCAAGCAAGCTGCGGAACGAGGAACTCAGATACACGGCATCATAGAAGCGTTTTACGAAGGCGTTTACATCCCTGAGTTACCAACCTATGTCCGTGTCGTAGAAACGGCTATAAACGAGCATTTTGGGCAACAGCTATGGGTTGCTGAGAAGTCCTTTGCCCACGGTGGTTATGGCGGTAAATGCGACCTAATTAGCCGACCCCATTACCATCCCAAGACCGATGGGTTTGTCATTGACTTTAAAACCACCGAAAAGGATGTGGATAAGCTTGATACCTATTTTGACCACCATATGCAGTTAGCGGCTTATAGGCACGGCTTTGAGATGCCTAACGCACGGTGCGCCATTGTGTATGTTAATGCCAACGAAAACAAGGCTAAACTATTAGAGATACCTGAAGATGACCTGAGAATCGGGTGGGAATGTTTTAGTCACTTGTTGGCGTTTTACAGGGCCAAAAACAAACTATAATGACAACGGGGTGGTAGCTGGGCTTCCCCCGCCCAACCTTC